CACAGCACTTTGTAGCGCATTGAACACGTTGTATATAAGTGTGCCAAACTTTTGAACATCATTCAAGGAGGTGATGTCTAACCAGTTCTTGTGATAGAAAAAGGGAAGAACAATTTCACCGCCTGCATTAGCTTGAGGGTAGATGTAAAAACCCGGTTGTTGTGAATATGCCATAAGAGGTTGTATGAAAAAGGTAGAAGTGGCTACCTTGTCAGAAACTAACCCTAGAAGAGGGGAGTATGATAAGCGCATAGCGCCATACTGAAAAGGAGTACCATTCAGAATAACCTTAATATGCATCTTCGCGCGGAAAAACGCGTAATTTTCAAGCTTTCGTTTGATGACCGCGTTGCCCAAAAAGAGGGCCCACGGTTGTATAGTCGTCTTGACACCTACAGTGTCTGATGTCGTCCAAGTGGTCGTGTCAATAAGCGTAGGACGCGAAAGAAACGACCCGAGGGAAATATCTTCTGTACTGTCGACCATAGCGACAGCATTATTCGTCTGTGGTGTGTCAACCATGACACCACCTTCATTGTCCACGAAACTCACCGTCTGTGAGTCCGTGACGGCATCGCCGATCTGCGAGTCTTGCACGACCGCTTCCGCGTCCGCGTAAACCTCAGATTGCAACTGAAGTAGGGATTTATTAAAACACGTATACGGATTCCCTGTCTCCGTAAAGTGAGTCACGATTCTTTCGGTGATCGTGGCAACAACTCTCATAATTCTGTTTTTAATTTTCTGTGACAATTGTTTCAACGTCAGTGGGGCCTGCCAAAACCACACCAACTGGGGGAGCCTCAACAGAGGCCTTCCAAAAGCGGGTAACCAGCTCGTCCCATCGTGGAAGCGTGCTTGCGTTTGTGTACAAAGAGTACGGCTCACGACTTAAGAGCTCTGAGAAAAATTTATGGTGCTTCTCAAACACCGTACGTCCATGGAAAAAGAATTCGCTGTTAGCACTAGAAATCACGGCAACCATCTGAGCATACTCATCGAGCGTGCTGGACGGACACCACATAGTGAGTGACTTGTGCATAGAGGCCTCCTCAAGAGGGGCCAACCAAGCGCCTACTTCTTCATCAAATACCCACTTCCGTTTAAGGAAAGAGCAATCGGCGATGTCA